GATACTGCCAATTGAAAGTGAATCATATCCAAGCACAGGCAGCACACCAACTGCAAGTGTGTACAACAAAGTTGAAGTTGAATACACAGCAGGTTATGCAACAAGGGGCGAGATACCTGAAGGTTTTGTTGTTGGTCACAGAATGTTTGTTGGACACTTCTACAACAACAGGGAAGTTACAACAACCGACAACGTGAAGGATTTGCCCTTGGGCTTGCAGATGATTGTTGCTGCAAACAAAGTGCCAGAGGTGAACTGATGGCAGCACTACTTGCAGGAAAGCTTCGTCACCGTGTTGCTATACAAACCCAGGCAACAGCACTTAATTCCTATGGAGAACCTGACCAAACGTGGACAACTGATGAAACCGTTTGGGCTTCCATTGAACCAACAAGTGGAAATGAAGTGGACATAGGTGAAGGTCAGGCGGGAATCATTACACACCGCATCTTTATGCGATACACAGCCAACGCAACAGTCTCCAAACGGTTGCTGTTTGGTGCACGTGTATTTGGAATTGAATCTGTATTAAACCATGAAGAACGAAATGAATTCTTGCAACTTAGATGCAGGGAGGAATCAAACTAATATGCTTGGAAGTAAAGGCAGAGGGTTGGGTTTGGGCATTACCGAAAAAGCGGGTTCTGTGTCTGGCATAAAAGAAATTGACAGGGCGTTGTCCAAACTTGAACGCAGGATAAACAAGAAGGTTATGAAGAAGGCAGTGCGTAAAACCGTTGCCGAATATCGCAAGGCAGTGCGCAAACTAACACCAAAGCGAACAGGCATATTAAGAAAGTCTGTTACCACTGATGTGAAGATAATGAAAAAGTTTTTCATTAAGGGTCGTATGTACTTTGGTAGGAAATCTGGCAGAAATGGTTGGCATGCACACCTTGTTGAAAGTGGAACAGGCGAAAGAATTGTGAATGACAAGTGGGGTTTGAAGAAGCGTGGTTACAGGCAACGTGCAAGGAAGATGAATGTGGGCAGGATGAAAGCACAGCACATGGCTAAAGAAGGTTTTGATATTACAACACCTAAAGCCAAGCGGATTTTCCAAAGGGCATTGGCACGTGAACTCCAAAAGATTAGGTCGGTGAACTGATGGCAAGTTTAGAAGAAGGCATTGTCAGTATCTTGCGTGCGGATGCAACTGTGGCGGGTTTACTTGGCACAAGAATCTACCCGTGGATGCGCCCGCAAGGCACAACATTCCCTGCAATTGTGTATGAACTGGACGGCACAGACCCCGAACAAGACCTTGATGGTTATGGGGGAATGACACGTGCAGAATTGTCAATCAATTGTATTGACGAGCAGTACGGTGGTGCTAAGACCTTGGCAGCAGCAGTGCTTGGTGCATTGAACGGTTACACGGGCACGCCTACAAATGGCGTGGCTATCAATTCCCTTGTCCACGATAATGACATAGGGATTGTTGAAGATTCTCAAATTGGCAATAGTCGTGGCGTTTCGATTATTGAAAGTAGTTATGTAGTGTGGTATTCTGATTAAGAATTAGGAGTAGATAAAATGGCGGCGATTACAGCAAACACGACAACAATTAGTATTGATGGGGGCACAACAGACCTTGCAGATGTTACATCCATCTCACCAATTTCATTAAGTTTGGCAACCTTGGATACAAGCAATCTTGATTCAACATGGCGAACATTCATAGGTGGAATCAAAGATGGTGGGGAATGTACCTTTGAAATAAATTATGACCCTGTATCAACTTCGCATTTAACAATCGAAGCAGCAATTGATGGTACAGAAAAAGATATTAAGGTTACATTCAGTGACGGCAAAGCAATGGATTTCAAGGCAATCATTACATCTTTTTCAGTTACTGCTGCAATGGATGCAGTTGTGACTGGAAGTCTTGGAATGAAGATTACAGCAGCAATAACATTCCCATCCTAAATTAAACAAGGAGCACAAACCGTGTTAGACAAAAAGGCTATTCTCAATAGTGATGACCTTCCAAGAGAAGAAGTAGAAGTTGAAGCATGGGGCGGGTCGGTTTGGGTGCGCACGCTCACAGGTACTGAGCGCGACGAATTTGAAGCTAGTTGCGTTAATAACAAGGGCAAGAACCGCAGCGTGAACATGGTGAATATCCGTGCACGCTTGTGTGTTCTAACATTGTGCAATGAAAAAGGTGAACGCTTGTTTGATGCCCGTGATATTGAAGCACTTGGTAAGAAGTCTGCATTGTGTTTAGATTTAATTTTCAGCGTGGCACAGAAATTGAATGGGCTTGGAAATGAAGATGTTGAGGACTTAGCAAAAAACTGACCAGCCGCCCAGAGCGGCGATTCTACTTTACACTTGCTATGGAACTTGGAATGTCTGTAAGACAGTTGTTGCAAACTTTGGACAGTAAGGAAATCAGCGAATGGGCTGCTTACTACTCACTAGAACCATTTGGTTACTTTAGGTCATCGGATTTGCCTGCGGGAATTATTGCATCCACACTTGCAAATTGCAACAGGACAAAGAGCAGCAAAACATTTACACCAAAAGATTTCATGTTAGTAGGAGAACACGCACAGGGCAAAGCAATGGAAGAAGATGAAATGCAAAACATACTGCAAGCAATGATAGGGCAAGCACCAACAGGGGCAGATGAATAATGGCGACAATTGGCTCCCTCTGGATAAATGTTAAGTCTAACACGCAAGGTCTTTCCAAAGGTCTTGGTAAAGCCAAAGGCATGTTGGGCAAGTTTGGTAAGTTTGCTGCAAGCCCTGCGGGTATTGCTGTTGCCGCGTTCGCAGCATTAACGGCAGGCATTGTCCTTATGACCAAGGCATTGTCTGCTGCTGTTTCTGAGTTTATGAAGTTTGAAGCGGGGATGGCAGAAGTGAAATCCATTCTGCTTGACGTAAGTGATACAGACTTTGGCAGGTTGGAAGATTCTGCCAAGGAGTTAGGTGCAACCACTGCGTTCACTGCTGAACAAGCAGCAGGTGGTATGGCGAACTTAGCACGTGCAGGATTTGATACAAACGAAATACTTGCTGCAACGCCTGCTGTACTAAACCTTGCAGCAGCAACAGGCATGGAACTTGCAGAAACTGCAAACATCGCAGCAGTTGCAGTGCGTGGCTTTGGCTTGGAAGCAACAGAAACCGCACATGTTGCAGATGTTCTTGCACTTGCTGCATCAAAGACCAATACAACTGTTGAAGAAATGGGCGATGCGTTTTCTTACGTTGCACCAGTTGCCAACCAACTTGGTTTCAGCATTGAAGAAACTTCTGCAATGCTTGGCAAGTTAGCGGATGCGGGAATTAAGGGTTCAAAGGGTGGCACGGCATTACGAACCATCATGTTGAAAATGGGTTCAGCAATTGAAGAAGGTGGCACACAAGCACTAACCGATTACTTCAAAGCACAGCACAGTGTTATAGAAAACATGGAAAAGTTTGGGAAGATTGGTGTTACGGCAGCAGGTGTGTTGTCAGGAGTTACAGACGAAACCGAAGAACTAACAACCGCAATGGAAGAAGCAGTTGGTGTTGTAGACAAAATGGCAGATGCACGGTTGGACACTTTGCAAGGTGATGTCACTTTGTTTCAATCCGCTGTAAGTGGTTTGAAAACTGAAATAGGTGAGAAACTTGCACCAACGCTGCGTGCAGTTGTACAAGTTGCAACAAAGTTTGTCGGTGGTCTGCAAGCAGCATTCATGTCTGTGTTTGCAGGTGTTGAGGGTTCAATCGTTAGTACAGGAACTTTGATAACAGTTTTCAAAGTTGTGGGTGCAGTTATCATTGGGGTTATTGGTATCGCTGTAAAACTTTTCAATCAGTTTATGTTAGGTATCAACATTATCAAGACTCTTTTGTATGGTTTGCTTACTGCTGTTTCAGCAGTTGTAACGGGAATTGTTACTGCCGCTGCATGGGGTATGAACAAAGTTGGTTTGATGTCTGATGAAACTTACAACGATGTGACCAATACAATGAATGGCTTGACGGCAGACCTTGCATCAAGCACTGCGGAGGCAGCAGTTGATGCAGGTAATAACTTCATGATGGGTTTTGCGGGTGGTGCTGAGTTGGCGAGTTTAGAAGCACTTGGTACATTCAGTGATTCTATGGATGGCATTGGCAAGGGTGCAGCCGAATCATTGACCGAAGGCATGGCAGAAGCAATTGAAGAAGGTGCACCAAAGGTAACAGATGCATTTGAAACATTAACAGATGCACAGATGGAGTTGGTTGCCGAAGGTACAAAACTTACAGACAATCTTCAAGACCAGATTACATACTTTGGCATGTCAGCAGCAGAAATGTTAATTGCAAAAGCAGCCGAAGAAGGATTATCGTCTGCAACCATTGCGGGCACACTTGCACTTGAAGCAGAACTGCAAGCACTGAAGGATGCAGTAGTAAAGAAGGAAGAAGCAAGAAAAGCAACAGAGAAATTAGCAGATGCAGCAGCAAAGGTAATTGAATCGCTGCGAACGCCTGAAGAAATATTCAGTGATGAGGTTGCCAAGTTGCAAGAAATGATGGATGCAAAACTGTTGACCCTTGAGCAGTTTAACTTGGCAGTTGACAAATTAAGGAAGGGTACTGAAGAAGAAATTGAAGTGAACATTGTCACCAGGGGTGTAATTGAAGGATTGCAAACTGCACTTGGTACTATCAAGGTCGCGGGGCAAGTCAATAAGGCAGAACAGTTGGCAGAAAAATCTGTGGATATACAAAAGAACATTGAAACAGTAATGTCTGCTGTAAAGGCAAACACCCAACAGAACATCAATGCAGTTGAAGGTGTACAAAACAAAACAGCATCAGTTGTCAGTGAACTGCGAGGTACTCTAACAACCGATGTAAGGGGCTTGGAAAATATGTTGGGCGTTGTTGTTAATGCAATATGGGCATCAAGTGGTATGGACATGGTAGAAACAGAAGCCCTGTTAAGAAAATCCAACGACTGGAATCAAAAGCAAATGGGCGAGTTGGAAAAGGTGAACAGTAACTTGGCTGCAATGGGTCAAGGCGGGAACTTGACATGAACTATGTAGAACTGATGGGTAGTCGTCAGGTGTCCAGAAGTGTAAGTGGCTATACGGCAAGCAGAACATTTCTGGTTTACGCAGATTCTGGCGTGCTTCCCCTAGAAGATGCTGTTAATTATTTAGATGGTGTCAGTTTTAGTGACCAACATCCTGACATCAATGGAATTTATGCAAATGGCTTTTCCATTAAGG